TTAACTGAAGATCAGTTAGTAGCAATCGAAGAACACGGTTTAAAGAATCTTGCAGATTATTTACCAGCTCGTCCAAATGACGAAGAATTAAATGCAATCTTTGAGATGTTCCAAGCATCTGTAGAAGGTGAATTATTTGATCCTGAACAATGGGCTAAATACTACAAGCCATACGGTTTTGAGTATAACGGTGATGATGCAGTTAATGCACCAGCAACTAATACAACAACGGCTAATGTAAATGCAACAGCAAATACAACAGAAGCAACCGTTACAGTTGCACCGGCAACAACAGTAACAGAAACTGTTACGGTTGCTCCAGCAGCATCAGCAGAAACAGCAGGCGAACAATCGGTACAAGACATCTTAGCTCTTGTGCGTGGTCGTAACCAGGCTTAATCACAGACGTATAAACTAATATGGGGGCATGGCCCCCACTATGAATAAGGAGAATACACTATGACAAAAGCGTTTGATGTCAGCAAATTTCGTAAAGAAATTACAAAATCGATCAGTGGTATTTCGACAGGATTCAATGACCCGCAAACTTGGGTTAGCACTGGAAACTACTGTTTAAATTATTTAATATCCGGTTCATTCCAAAACGGAGTGCCACTGGGTAAAGTTACTGTTTTTGCAGGTGAATCCGGTTCCGGAAAATCATATATCTGCTCTGGTAACATGGTAAAAAATGCACAAGACCAAGGCATATTTGTTGTGCTTATGGACTCAGAGAATGCACTCGACGAAGCGTGGTTACAAGCGTTAGGTGTAAGTACATTACCTGAGCACCTATTGCGTATTAATGTTTCGATGATCGATGATGTTGCAAAAACAGTATCAATGTTTATGAAAGATTATAGAAATGAATATGAAAATAAACCACGAGAAGATCAACCAAAAGTATTATTTGTAATCGACTCGTTGGGTATGTTATTGACCCCAACCGACGTAGCACAGTTTGATAAAGGTGATATGAAAGGTGATATGGGTCGCAAGCCAAAGGCATTAACATCATTAGTTCGTAATACTGTTAATATGATTGCACCGTTTGATGTAGGTATGGTAGCAACAAACCACACATATGCATCGCAAGATATGTTTAGTCCAGATGATAAAATCAGTGGTGGACAAGGATTCATTTATGCAAGCTCAATCGTTGTAGCAATGAAGAAAAAGAAACTGAAGGATAAAGACTTAGAAGGCGGATCGACCAGTGATGTATTAGGTATTAAGGCATCATGTAAAGTGGTTAAATCACGGTATGCGAAACCGTTCGAGACCGTTGACATATTTATTCCATACGATGTTGGTATGCATGTACACAGTGGCCTATTTGAATTATTTGAGAAAATTGGATTATTAACAAAAGTTGGCAATCGATACAAGTACGTGTCAAAAGTCAATGGCCAAGAATTCCTCGAATACCGCAAAGAGTGGAATTCCAATCATGATTTACTTGAGATGGTAATGGATGAATTCGAAAAACCTGATTTTATCGTTACACCAGTCGGATTAACTGTCGGCGAATTAATTAATGATGAAGACAAAGAGGTAGAAAATGGATAACGAAACAATTGTAGAATTATGGGAATTACTGAAACCGTACATTACTGCCCGCGAAAGAATGGGGGCAGCCGATGCACTAGTATCGTTTTTAGATGATCACGGCATAGCAGATGATTTAGAAACCTCAGTTGCACACTTACCAAAAGCACTACGAGCCGCAGTGATAACACACTTCGACATTGAACCAGAAGAAGAGGAAGAAGATATATGGTAGCATTAGTTGAAAAACTAAAGGCTGCAATTATTGATAAAAACGCACATGAAGCTCTAGCCACGCTAGAGCGGATTGTCGAAATCGTTCGGACTGATGCAGAATTACTGCAAGCAATATTAAGTCCCCCGGTGATCACTGAATTGCATCAACTTTTAGTAGACCACTTAAACGTAAATAGACGTCACATTCAAGTACGTCGACGATTACCTGCCGCAAGGTCCAGGGCAACATTATTTGTAAGATGCATGATCGCAGGAGTGAAAAACTGTGAGTTTATGGTATAGGAAAGTAACAAAGAGCCTAGCAGAAATCGGCCCTTGCATCGATTACTACGAATTAGAAATTGATACTGCCAGAACAGAACTGACAATGCGAACCAAGACCATCGAAAAGCACGAAGCAGAACTGCCAGGCATAATTGAGCATAGATTTAATCAGTTACAAGAGATCGAGGCGATTTTAGAGTTCTTAAATATCGAGCATCATAAACTAACATCAAAAAAGTTTAGGGAATTCTTGGAACACTACAATAAAACATTATCATCTGCTGATGCAAAAAAATATGCAGAAGGTGATGTTGACGTAGTTAATATGGCATTACTTGTAAATGAATTTGCACTAGTCCGGAACAAATATTTAGGTATTATGAAAGGTTTAGATACGAAAGGATTTATGCTTGGCCACGTTACTAAGTTAAGAGTAGCCGGCCTAGACGACGCAATGATATTATAAGTTGACATTACCACTTTTCTGTGTTATAATATAATATTAAATTAATCATGTGGAAGAATAATCATGAACTCGGAAAACTTGCGTAATGCACTCATAAGAGATATAACAAGGAATGAAGATGGCCGACACACTAGCACTTGCACAAAAATTCGCCAAACAAGCACACAACTCTATCAATCAACGCAGGAAATACTCGGACAACCCATATTGGGTACATCCAGAGAGGGTAGCGAAGCTAGTAGCGAGTGTGGGCGGGACGATTGAGCAACAGGCAGCGGCCTGGTTGCATGATGTCGTAGAAGATACGCCCGTCACAATCGAAGACATTGAAAAATATTTCGGTGCAAAAATCGCAGCGATCGTGAGTGATCTAACTGACGTTAGCACACCCGATCAAGGCAACCGTGCCACACGTAAAGGCATAGATCGCCAACATTCTGCCGCTGCCAGTCCAGAAGCACAAACTGTAAAACTAGCAGATCTTATCGATAACACGGAATCTATTGTGAAAAACGACAAGGCATTTGCAAAAATATACCTACAAGAAAAGCGCCTATTGCTTGACGTACTAACCAAAGGAAACGAAGACTTGCAAAAAATGGCTTGGGAAAGGTTGGTAGCAGGGCTGAAGGAACTTGAATCCTAAACCATTCGAGCATAGGGTTGATTACGAGGTTCTGAAAAACGAATACGGAATCAGCCCCCGTAACATGCGTAAGTATAGAAGGAAGATATTAACGCATCACATCAGCCAACCTTGGCATAGTAAATACACAACACTACCCAATAAAGTAAATTTGACGTTGGAGCATCACATGATGTTTAACATATTATGTGGCGATGATTTCTTCAAAGGCATTGAAGGTAAAGGTGAGCATCGATATTTCCTGGCAAAATTAACAGGAGACAAGGCACTCAATCACCCTTTCATGCAACACTATTATACCATTCTGAATCTAACAGCATTCTTCCAATACGCTACCGAGTCAAAACCGTGGTTTAGCCGGGGAGAATGGCGCCTAAAACAAATGGCAAAATTAAAATTGGAATATCTCTACCCATTTACACATTTTCAACTAACCACCGATACATTTAATTGGGGTAAATCAGAACCAAAATTTTGGCAACTAATGACCGACCAATTTACCATCATTGATAAGAAATTCAAAAGATCACTTGACATTTTCCTAAATTGAGCGTATAATATATTATAGTGTAACTAACGGATTAGTTACAACCAAAGGAACAATAGATGGCAAAGGAATGTGTCCTAGAGATCAGCAATTTTACATCTAATAAACAAAATTTGATAAATATAAATAAAGGAGAGTCTATGTCTTTTATTTATAAAACAACAAATAACATAAATGGTAAAATCTATATTGGAAAAACTATTCGGGCAGAAGCCGAAGATTACCTTGGTTCCGGAATCAAATTAACTCACGCAATTAACAAATATGGCAAGGAATCGTTTAGTAGAGAAATTATAGAAGAATGTAATGAAGATTGCTTAGACGCTCGAGAAATATACTGGATAGAATATTATAATTCGAGAGACGAAAACATTGGGTACAATATAAGTAGTGGCGGTGACGGCGGAAACCATTACTGGAAAACTTTAAATGATGTAGAAAAAGCACAACATAATGAAAAAATAAGTGAAGGCAAGCAAAATAAACCTATGGTCTTGTCCGCCGAACATAAATATAAATTAGCAGAAGGCAGAAAGCAATTTTGGATTGAAAAACAAAACGATAAACAATGGATAGCAAATCGAGGAAA